GGTCAACAACAAAATATCCACTACGTGATTGATACTCGCCCGCGTAAACAACTTACCTACATAAGGAGTCAGTAACCGTGGCCCTCTCTGAATCCATCGCCGCATATGAAGACTGCTACGAAGTCTTCGACAAAGCCGTCCGCTCGTCCAAGGGTGTCCGCACCCTATTCGGCGACAAGAAAGCCGCAGGCTACTTCCGCATTCGCATGAACCAAGCTCGCGTTCTCCAGCGCCGGGAATCCATGCGGATGTACCCTCGCGAAGACCCTCGTTATGGCAAATCCGAATACGACAAATTCCGGATTAAACTCGTTGAAGCCGCCGAAGGCACCGGCGAATGGTGGGTCTACGTCGATCCCTTCGGCCAAAAGGAAGAAATCATGGATATCGAGGAACTCTAATGCGCCCCGAACTCCTGATTGAAATCCTCGACAAAGCCTTGACCGAAGAACTTGGTGTGGTTGTGGAAACAAATAACGTCCACGCTCTCAACTATCATTTCCACGATATAGTCAAAGCCAACCCTAAATACGCCAACCTAGTAGTCTGTTCCGGCGGTAAAGAGGGCGTCACAATTATCGCCCAGAAATCCGTCGAACTCGACGATGCAAGGGAGCCTGAATGATGAAGTTAAAACTTTCAAAACGAGAAATTCGGGCATTCATAGAGCTTCAAGATATGCTTGAAGATGCTGCAACACCGCCAGATGAATTCTTTGCTTGGATTGCTGCAAGATTAACCAATGAACATAACGAATCTCCAAACGTAGATTACATTCAAAAGCTCGCAGATTATAGCGATCGTTTTGCTAAGATTCAAAACCTGCTGGAGTATCCACTATGAGTGACCTCGACGAACTTATGCGCCGGATTGAAGACATAAACGCCAAACCGGCAATTGACTTGACTTCCGAAGATATCGATGACATAATCAAATATCATCGACATTCCCGCGCCAGAAAGGCCAAAGGCGAGAAACCAACCAAACCACAGTCAGTCGACATTTCCCAAGTGATGATGAAACTGACCAAGCCAAAAACTGAGGTTAAGGTTGATAGGAGGTTTTGATGAAGCGCCAAAGCAAAGCTGAGGAAGCGCTCAAGTCCCAATGGAACATGCTTCAAGGCGAAATCCAAGGGATGCTTCAAGTCAAAGCCGATTGTGAGATTAAGATAGCAACGCTAACTGACATATCTCAAAAAGTCATGTCTGAGATATCCCGTCTAGAATCTCTTCGACTGAAAGCCTCCACCGACCGAAAGCCATAAGCCCATGCCCGACCAAACCCTAGACGAATCCCTCCTAACCGTTGGCTCAGCCAGTCCCTTCCTCCCCGGAACCAACATTCAATATGCCTATGATAGTACAAGTCTGGGATTGCTTAAGACTTGTCCCCGATTATACCAGTACACAATGATAGATGGTTATGTTGCCAAGGGCGAATCCATCCACCTTCGCTTTGGCATCGAGTACCACCAAACCCTGCAAGACTACGATATCGCCCGTGCCACCGGAATCTCCCATGAAGACGCAGTTCACGATGCAATATCCGACTTGGTTCGAAGGACGCATGATTGGAGTGTCGATGAGACAGTTAAACCAGGAAAATATAAAAACCGCACGACTGTCGTTTCACTTGTTCTGGATTACCTTGACCATTACGTGGACGATCCTGCCGAAACCTACATCAAATCCGACGGAAAGCCTGCGGTGGAATTGAGCTTCCGATTCGAGCTTGATTGGGGGCCGCAGGGTTATGCTATGGGTATGTCCATCGACGAAGATGGTAATCCCAAAGAGCCTACGATCTATGGCCAACCCTACCTCCTAGCCGGCCACCTAGATCGTGTCGTCACCTTCAACGACCAACTTTTCGTGATGGACCACAAAACCACCGTCACAACCCCAAGCCAATACTACTTCGACCAATACGAACCCCACAACCAGATGACCCTCTATACCCTCGCCGGTCAGATGGTCCTCGGTGCCCCGATCAAAGGCGTGATCGTTCGCGCCGCGCAGATTCTCTTGGAGAAGGAAAACAGGTTTGTATCAGGTTTTACCTTCCGTACAGCCGACCAGCTCGACGAATGGCTGGCTGACCTGCATCTTCATTTAGGTAATGCCGAACGCTATGCCATCGCCAACTACTGGCCAATGAACGACACTGCCTGCGACAAGTTCGGCGGTTGTAAGTTCCGCGGGGTTTGCTCTAAATCCCCATCTGTCCGTGAGATTTATCTCAAATCCGACTTCGAACAACTGGCATTGGAGGAAAGATGGAATCCCCTGAGAAGCCGATAGAATTTCCAAACGCCAGCGCCAGAGCAGGGTTCATGGCTGGCCTTGACCTTTGTTCACAGGTTCTCTGGAAATTCGCCCGCCGCATAAAAGACGACCAAACCCGAGGCTTCTCCGAACGCCGTGCGATCGTGGAAGTCCTTAATGAAATCCACAAGGAATTTGTGGTAGAAATGGAGAAAGCCAATGGCAACGCAAACAAAAGCGCAGGAATCGATAGAGACTCTCAAGAACGTCAACAAGCATCTGAGTGAAGTATTTAAGCAGATTTCTACAAAAGATACAGCACTTAATTCTGTTGCTGATGATCTTCGCAGAATTGCTTCTAAAGTTGGTGAGCTTAAGATTGAAGCTTGGTCCAAAGTCGATGCAAAATTTGTATCTATGTCTTTCAAACAGCATTTGCAGGATTTAATCAATACCCTCGAAGGAGCCAAAAGCTAATGCCCTCCCTAGCCAACCACCAGTCGAACCAATTCACCAAACTCCTACTGATCGGCGACGCCAAGTCCGGCAAGACCGGCTCGCTCGTATCCCTAGTCAAGGCCGGATACAAACTCCGAATTCTCGACTTTGACAACCTACTCGATATACTCAAGTTCAAAGTCATGGAAGAATGTCCCGACAAGATCGAGAACGTAGAATTCGTCACGGTCCGCGATGCCTATAAAGCCGGAGCCAGTGGGAGTCAAATCGATGGAAAGCCAAAAGCATGGATCAATGCTATTAAGTTGCTCGATAATTGGAAATATGATGATGTCGATTATGGAAGACCAGCAGACTGGGGCCCTGACTGCATCCTTATTGTTGACTCGCTCTCACGACTTTGCGATGCAGCTTATGATTTCCATGAATCCATCATTCCACGGGGAAAGAGTGGTGATTACGACGGACGAGCCGTCTATGGAAACGCTCAGGACGATGTTGAGAAGGTCCTCGCAATGTTGACTTCGCGCGGTTTCGCCACCAACCTAATCGTAATTGCCCACGGTAGCTACATCGACCTGCCCGACGGTACCACCAAAATCTTCCCGCAAGGTATCGGCCAGAAGCTTTCTCCAAAAATCCCCCAATACTTTCCAACCTACATCCGCTACAAAAACAAATCTGGCAAACGCACAATCCAAACCGCATCCGATGCCATGATTGATCTTGCCAATCCCAGACCAGATAAAGTCGACAAGGACCTTCCTATCGAAACTGGTTTGGCGACTCTCTTCGAGGCGCTCCGTGACACGCCCGTTGAGAAACCTAAGTCTGTCACGTTGGTCAGGAAATAAGCCATGTCTACATTGCAGATTAAAAATCTTGCAATAGCATTAGAAGCTCTTTCACGTGTACAAGGCTCAAGTGCTTTTAGCTACGACATTGAAAAGCTTCTACAAAAAGAAATCAGACTGGAAGAGGAGAATCACGAAAAGAGAGCAGAACTCAACCAAACCACACAACTCCAACAACCTACACACACTCACGACGACATTCCCTTCTAAGGAACCTAATCATGAACGACAAGCCCAACTTCGCATCTATTCTCGATGAAGCCCCGACTGAAATCGACCGGCCCAAGCCCATTCCCACCGGCACCTATCTCTGCCGCGTTCAGGGCTCGCCAGTCTACGACAAGTCCTCTAAGAAAGGCACCCCGTTTGTTCAGTTCACCCTAAAGCCAGTCTCCGCCGAAGACGATGTTGACGAGGACGATCTGCAGGAAATGGGCGGACTCGACAACAAGACCCTTCGCCTGACGTTCTATCTCACCGAAGACGCCGTCTATCGGCTGGACGAGTTCCACGAACACTGCGGTATTGACCTGACTGCCGAGGCCAGCCGCCGATCCCGCAATGACGAAGTGGTCAACGCCGAAGTTCGCGCGTTGGTCAAGCATCGGCCGAGTGATGATGGCCAGACGGTGTATGCGGAAATTTCCCGCACATTGAAGGCAGACTAAAATGGAAACTCGTGAACTTACTTTCGGAGAAAAGGCTGTCGGCCTTACCTTTAACCCATCGGGTGATGCACGCGTACAGCGCCTTAAAGCTATGTATGCTGCTATCATCGATGAACTTGACGCCATGCGTGGTAATCGTTCAGAGCAGGCTCGCCTTGCTTCTGTCGCCATCACCGAAGCTCAAGGTGCCCAAATGTGGGCGGTAAAGGCTGCGACTTGGCGCGATTGAAGCCATAAGCATCGGATAAGCCAACCGGGGCGGGGAGTGATTCCCGCCCCAACCAATGGAGATAGAAATGGAAACGTCAGAACTTCTTGCTACTCGCGGTCAGACCCATGGCCCGTATGAACTTCATGCTGGAATTACACAACAACTTAAAGCTGTGCTACATTTCCAACAACAAAATGGTTATGCCTGCTGGGCCAAGCTTACTGAATGTCAGCGCGAATCTCTTGATATGATTATGCATAAAGTCGGCCGAATCCTTGCTGGCGATCCAGACTTCCGCGATCATTGGGATGACATTGCAGGCTATGCTAAGCTGGCCGCAGACAAATGCAGCAAGTGAAACCCATCTTCATCCTCGGCGAATTCCGCACCGACTCCGACGTCAAGCTCGACACTTGCTTCGTATCACCAGCCGGTGCCGAGCTTCTCCGTATGCTCAACGAATCTGGGGTGATCCGCTTTACCCCAGATGACCGAGTCTACCTTAACAAATACTACGCCACCAACGACTTCACCTGCCTCGAAGCCATCTGGCAACTCCATCCTGAAATCATCCGCTCCAACGTATTCCAACAACACCCGCCCCGCAACGATCTATCTTCGAGGGTTGGTTCAATCCAGATTTCACGTGGCGGTCTCCTGAGTTCGGGATAGGCGGATTCCCGTTTGGCTTTCATCAAGTCAGCGATTACGG